CTCTTGCGTTTCAAATGTCCAAGATTTCATAACGGTAACCTCTTGGCTATCTCGTGAATAACATTGACCGTCACCGCACGTCCGCAACGCTCATACCTTTGTGAGTCTGGAACCTCTGAACCATCTGCATACCAGCGCGTCCAATTATCTGGTAGCGACTGAAGCCTCTCACATTCCAAAGGTGTGAAACGCCTCATGCGGCGACCACGCTGACGTTTCTTTTCCTTTGCTGGAGTTAAAACTGCCCGAACAAGTCCTTCTGATTTGGGTTCGTCTCCTGCTCCTCCAATCTGTTTGTCTTCAGGTTGTTCAGCTTGGTTTCGTACTTCTCCTGCAAGGTAGAAATTGTTAGTGTCTCCCTTGTAAAGTCTGTGACAGAGTGTTCCGATAGTGAGACCACCTTCGCTCCGAAGCCCCTGTTCTTTATTTTGTTCGCCTCCGTGTTGAACGCTATTTTTTGCATAACATCTTCCGAGAGGAAATACTTGGGGTCTGGGATGTCCTCTAAGATTTCCGACAATAAAGACTCGTTCCCGATTCTGTGGGACTCCGAAATTCTTGCTGTTAAGACATTCCCATTGGATGTCATACCCCAGTTCATCCAGACTTGCGACGATAACTCCAAAGGTTCTTCCTCCGTCATGGTTGAGGAGTCCCTTAACATTTTCAAGGAATACATATGGGATTCTTTTACCAGCAAGGAATCGGCAGATCTCAAAAAAGAGAGTACCGCGTGTATCTTCTGTACCGAACCCTGTTCTTCTTCCAGCAACCGAAAAAGTTGCACACGGAAATCCTCCAACAAGTAGGTCGGCATTGGGGACTTCATCAACGTGAATTGATCTGATGTCTCGTCCGTCTGGTTTGTGTTTGAAATTGTATTCATAGATGCTCCTTGCCTTTGGCATAAACTCATTCGCCCACACGCATTGGTGTCCCGCCTTTTCCAACCCTAGACGGAATCCACCAATGCCAGCAAACAATTCAATGAAGTTCATTTTTTAATGCGCTCGATCAAACCTATGTACCCTGCTGCATCAATCAGGTTGTCGCGCTTAGGTGTATTCATCTGCCGCGCTGCTTTTAACATCATCATCATCCAGCACACATCTTCTGCGGATATTTTGGTCTTGTTCTCTGCGTTAAGGCATTTTGAATACAGATATGCGTTCCACATACTTGCAATCCGCTTCAAGTTCACATCAGGCTCCCCGTAGGTCTTCTCACGATCACCCCAGATAATGCCTTGCGCCTCATCGAGGATTGATTTGGGGACGTTCTCCCAATGGTCTAGCGCATTCGGGCGTTCAAGCACACCTGTAGTCTCTGCCGTTGCATTTTTATCCACTTCTTTATTAACTTGATAGACATAGCTGATATTGCACTTTATTGTTTTCGCAACGGTAGATGCACTCGCACCAGTACGCAGAAGTTTTCTAATGCGTGTTGCTTTGGTTTCTTTTTTCATTTTGTTTCTCCAATAAGACGGACAAGTCCTGTTTTTGCATACCAGTAATCAAGTAACCCACAGAACATCTTCCAACCCTTAGCCAAGTCCTCCTCTGACCATTCGACAACATGGACTAGACCGGGGTTAGTCACTGAGACAAACACGTTTGCGCACCTAGACTTCGGAACGCCAAGACCTACCCTGTATGCAGCCAGTTGCATTAGCTGCTCATCAAAGCCTTTGGGAAGGTTGTCAATGCCAAATTCCTTGGTCTTGATATCTAGAACTGCTGCCTCACAAGCCAAGTCAGTTTTTCCACCAAAACCAAGATCCGAAGCAAACGCACGTTCAGTGATCCAGTTCTTAAAACCATACCGCGCCTCAATCTCTCTCCTAACGCCCCATATATGCTCTGGGTGCGCTCCAGAGCCATTGCCCTTGTAGTATCCCTCTACTGATGCGTGAATGGCTGTACCACGCTCTGCTGCCATCCTTCCCTGCTCCTTAGAGTCATGCCTGACTCGGCTGAGGAAGTCTTTCTCTGCTTCTCCCTCAATGCGCGGTAAAGTAAGTGCAGCCAGAAGCATCTGCTCCATCTTCCACACTTCTAAGCCCGGACTTGCTGCAGACTTAATGATCGTAGTGACAGAGGGAACTAAGTTGCTCGTTCTGGCATCCCGCAGCGTTGTGTTGCGCATATTCCCGCTTTTACCCATTACTTGATAAGCGGGGACACCATCTGAGGTGTACCAATGCGTTGACTCGGCTGGGTGGTCTTGATTGGAAACTACAAGGGTCATCTCATCTCTCCTAAAAAGGCACATCGTCATCTAAGTCACGGGGCGCAACGTCAGGTTGCTCTTGTTTCATCTTCCACTCAGGTGCTGAAGCAATGATGTTCTTCAGGTAGTCTGGGAAAGCGGTGTAGACCTCCATATCGATATGATCGATGTCAAACCAGACTAAGGGATTAACGCCCTCTGGAAGTCCCGCCTTACGGATTGCTGAGGGGACGCTAGAGATATTGGAGATGTTGGCGTAAGTCTTGTCGTTGGATCCCTTATCGTGGGTCATGTTAACCATGCACCACTTGTCGAGGATGTGCTTGAGATGAAAACCTTCAAGCTCATCGCCCGAGAACTGCTTGCCGCGCCACGCTACAAGAAATGCGCGAAGTGAAGCTTTAGGACTAAGGCTTGGCGTGAACCGCTTAGAGACAGCCAGAGGACGACCATCATCAGTAACAAGCGGGTTACCTGATTCGTCTTCACCATGCAACTCCCAGACGATCATTACCTTCTTCTGTGCTTTCTCAACACCCTGCCACGTTGTCTTTTGTGTACCCAGATCAATGACACGATAGCACCGCGCCAGATGATTTCCTACGGGAGGCAGAACATAGTCCCCGCCTTTAGGTTCGGATATTAGTAGACTCATTTTTGTTTCTCCTTGTCATTCCACATTCAAAGTAGATGACCTTCCAGTCATCATCGTTAGCTTCTTTTCGCTCTGCGCGGAGCAATGCTTCTTCCAACATTTGCTGCCGCTCAAGTTCCATCTGGTAGTGCCAGTCATCCATCGTAACATCCTTTCTTCGCGTCACCGCATTGGCAACAGTTGCAATTATTCGCCAAGTAGAATAAGATGTCAACTCTTAATTTACAGGGGGTCTTATGACACATAAAATAACGCCGACAGAGATCATTGATCTTTTAGGTGGGACGACAAACGCGGCGGTCATTAGTGGGAGTGCTTTATCTACGGTGAGCGATTGGCGACATATGAAGGCAATCCCAATGGCAAAGCTGATACTTCTGGCGTATCCGCTGGAGCAAAGCACTAAGGGTGTGATTGGTCGAAAGCAGTTGTTCCCGAAAATTTGGCCTCAGATCTGGCCTGAACTGGAGAAGAAATGAAAACCTTTGAACAGCATCCGTTGAGCAGCGCGTTTCCCCCTATGTCGCAAGAAGCATTTAAAGACTTGATTGATGACATTGATCAGAACGGTGTGCGCGAAAAGATCGTTGTGTATGAGGGCAAGATACTTGATGGCTGGCATCGATACAGTGCCTGTCTTGAGTTAAATGTTCTCAAGCCGCCAATGGTTGAGTTCGAAGGGGATAATCCTAAAGTCTTTGTGCTGTCCAAAAACTTGCACAGGCGGCACATGACCCCGAGTGAACGTGCTATGGCTGTGGCTACGATTATTGGTTCGGATGGCTGGGAGAGTGGAACTGGTGGGCGTCCTTCAAAGGCCATATTGAAAGAACGGGGTAACAAAATTAACACCGTATCTCGGGCTGCTGATCTGGCTGACGTTTCCAGAAGGGTGATGAAAGGGGCCAAAAAAGCCACTTTAGCGATTGATAAAGTCCAGCAAGCGGTCAAAGACGGAAAAATGTCTGTTTTTGAGGCGGCAGATATATCGTCATTACCCGTTGAAGATCAGATGGCTGCAGTCAAATCCAAGGATGAACCAAGGCAGAGGAGAGAGACTCCAAAGAAGACATCCGTCCCAGTTGATGTCTATGACGCTCTGTTGGTAAGTTTTAATGAGTTACAGGATCATTGCCAGACGCTTACCTCTGAGTTGAAGACCGCGCAGTTGGAGTTGCAGGCAGTGGAT